GGCACGTTTAAGGCGCAGATACCACCAGTCATGCGCCATCATACGCAAAATGCCAGAATGCGCCTGCCGCTCAGTCAGCTTGTCAGCAATAAACGCCCCCCAGTAGGGCGCGGTGAAATTAATCTGCTGTACCAGTTCGCCCATATGGACAAAGGCCAGCCCCGCGCGCTTGGCCAGCTCGTTTTCGTCTCGCGTCTCTCCATTAAGGGTGTCTGTAAAATCACAGAATGCCTTGGTCAGCCAGGCAGCAACGCGCCCGGCCAGCTTTTTAAGTTCGGAACGGTCAAGGGATGGCAGGCGATTAAGCGCCTTACCAAAGGGGAGATCGTCAACGTCGCCCGTTAATGCATACCGGGACATGACTTTGCGCAGGCGTGGCAATACATTCCCGGCAATAGTTTTACGCAGGAATGTATTGGCACGGCGACGACCATCAACGCCGTTATAAAGCTTTTCGTAGCGGTGGCCGAAATACCCGGCCAGCCAGTCGGGTATTTCATGCAGGAACTGGGAGCGCCATTCATAGTCCTGCGGGTTAACAGCCCATAAACGACGTTCTGTTATAGTCGCATTTGCTGGCATGCCAGGCGCGAAGGTATCACGCCGCCAGGCATCGACGGCGTGATGTTGGCCATTAGCTACAAGCGTCATACGCAAATCAATGAAATGGAATTATGCGGGGTTGTTACTGCCATGCCGCACCACTCTTACTGCAAATGGCCGCAGCCTCTTCACGAATTAGCTCTACAATTTCAGCAGCAGAAAGTCCTTCTTTAACTGCATGGTTGGCCAGCTTATCCAGACGGATGGAACACAGATCAGCAGCCGCTGCTTTTCCTTCCTGTGCCGCATTAAGCAATACGTCAAGCAAGGTTTTTCCGGTAATGTCATCAGAACGGGATGGTTGTTTCCCAAACATTTTTATTTCCTCAAGGCAATAGAATCCCCGGCCACCGCTGGGATGGCCAAAAATTCAGGCAGTTAATCAGTGGAAAGAGACGGTAACAGGCGCGACTGAGCAGTTCGGTGCAGGTATCTGGTGAAGCTCGTAGGTATTACGCCACCACTCCTGGATCAACGCTTTGACTTCACCAGCGCCTAATGACCCGGCAATGAAATACATGGTTCGAATGCTGGCTAGCGCTTCAATCTGCTGCAACTGGCTTTGCGCTTCACGATAAACACAGCACCAGTAAGCAGCATTCACTGCCAGCCAGTGCCGCTTGTTTGTCAGGTGATCGGTGTCGTTAAAGAAAAACGGATGTAAAGCTACACGGCCTTTTTTGACGGTACATTTCTCAAGGAAGAGGATGGCGTAATTATGTGGAACACCCCACGCCGCCAGCTCCTGGCCCAGTTCTTTGGCGTTTACAGAGATAATGGGCATTAGTGATTCTCCTGCTGTTGCATCTTATGAACGATATGAGGCGCGATAATCATCTGTACGCCATTACTGCTGTGGATGGGATGTGCTTTTTTAACGTGGCGGTTGGCGCTGCGCTTTGAAAAAGCGCTGTCGCTCAAACTTCCGAAACCTTCAAACGTCAGACGAGCTCTGGATATTCCCAGTCGCAGCTGAATCATTGCCCTATAGTCCAGACGTTCGAATAACTCTGACCAGCAGCATTTACACAGGTGCGCCTTGAAAACGTCCCTCCCGGAAGCAACTGCGGCAGCATGCAAAACAACCCCGCGCCATTCTGGTGTTAATTTGTCCCACCATTCGGCGGCTTCGCTTTTATTACTCAAGAATTTTCGGCGGATATTGCCCAGCCACTTGAGGCCGATCTCCTGCTGCTTTGAGCTAATGGCCATGACGCCTCCTGCTAATCCCGAACAAACGTAACCACAACGGATGACGGGAGGAACGGCCATCGAATTTGTACTTGTGGCCAGGGTTCCAGCACTGGCCGTTTGGTAATTCAAGCCAGCCAGTCCCCCCACTTGCCAATTGCATTGGCGGTGATTGTCTTTTTAGGTAGGTAACGAAAGGTTTCATTGTTTCCCCTCACATCATGCTGCTAGCGCTGGTAGTCACGATATCGACGGCAGCAGCAATAACCGGCGCAGACTGGAGACGGCTTTCTACGGTGTAAGCCAGAACAGAAAGGGAACGGATTGCATCGCGAGCACGATCAAGAATTTGAGTGCGACGGGCAGCTGTCATGTGATCTGTTGATACCGCTTCCCCAGCAATCGCGCCCACGCATGCAGTCGCACTAAGAGCGCAAAACTGCATATTGGCTTCTGTTGCGTTGTTAACTGGAACAGACGGAAGGCAGTTAATCTGTGCGAGCAGCCCATCAAGCAAACGCCCATCCTCTGTACTATCAGTGATGGCCAGCAGGTCTTCACAGGTGAGACGGTGCGGTTGCAATGGATTCAGCTTATTACGCAGCAATTGTGGGCGCATACCAACGGCAGCGGCCACATCCTCCAGATTGTGCGTTAGCGCAAACGCTCGGCAAGCTGCATCAAAATGTGCATGTTTGGAAGTTTGATAATCAAACATATTCAGAATCCCATCTGTAACGCAAAATAGCCGTGTTTAATCACTAATAGTGATTGTTACTTGCTTTGCACCCAGTCATACCAGTCAACAAAGACGTGATCTTTGGGCTTTGACTTGGGGAGAATTCTTATACGCCCAATTGATACCCAGTAACGCCCAGTGCGGATCTTTATACCTACACGTTCACAAAAAGTTTTAAGGGGGACGTACCGATTTTCAAGATGTGTTGCAGCCATTGTTTTCATAAGGCAAAATTCTCCAGTTCTGTTGTCACCACACGTCATTAGTGACAACCTTTGTTAACAAACTACAAGCGGCAAAACTAACTATCTACAAACGAAACAATGTGGAGAGTATTTTTAATTTTGTCGTTTGTCAACTATTGCGAACTACAAACATGAAAACCTTCAACATCAAGACTGGTGCAAGAGAAGCTGTAGAGCGCATATGTGAAGCGTATGGCTTTACATCAAGGCTTCAGCTATCTAACTACTTAGGTATGTCCGCAAGCGCACTCAGCACCCGTATCATGCGCGACAATTTTCCAGCCGATTTAGTATTGCTTTGTGCTTTAGAAACAGGGGCTTCAATCTTATGGTTGACCACTGGAGAAGGTGTAAGATTTGATACTGCGATCAGCGATACGTGCCGCATTCCTGCCCATAAAATCGAGGCCGGGACGTTAGTCAGACAGTCATCATTTCTATTTGATAAGGCAATGCTTCCTGACTACAAAGGTGAAATTCAGATCATTACTGATGGAAATGTCAGTTATTTTGTCGATGTTGCCGATTACGCTAATTCGGATGGGAAATTCCTTATCGAATATTCAGGCACTAAAAGCATTAAAGAACTAACCTTGTTGCCCGCTAATAAGCTAAGGATCGACTGGGGGAAATATCCACTTGATTGTGATGTTTCAGATGTGGCCTTAATTGGCAAAGTAGTTGCTACTTATATGGTTAGTGAACAATGACTGTAAGGAAAACGCCCGAAGGCGAATGGATTTGCGATTTAAGGCCAAACGGTGCGAAAGGAAAACGCATACGTAAAAAGTTTGCGACTAAAGGAGAGGCACTCGCTTATGAGAAGTTCATCATCAGCGAGACAGAAGAAAAACCCTGGCTAGGGGAAAAACAAGATAATAGAAAGCTTTCTGAGTTGATCGATCAATGGCATGCGCTTTATGGACGAACGCTAACTGATGCAGATCGGATGATGTCGAAGTTAAAAGGCATATGCGCCGGCATGGGTAACCCGATAGCTTCCCAAATCACTGCTGCTGACTTCAGCGCGTATCGCGAGGGTCGTTTGAAAGGTGAGATTCCAGATGTAAACGGAAGATGTATGCCAATACAACCCCAGACGGTTAACCATGAGCAGCGGAATCTATCTGCGGTATTTGGAACTCTTAAAAAATTAGGACACTGGAATCTACCAAATCCAATAGCAGGGATTCCAACATTCAAAGTTGATGAAAAGATGGTTACTTTTCTTTATGCAGAAGAAATCAAACTTCTTTTGGATCATTTATCTGAATCAAATAGCCAGCATGTATTAGTCATCGCCAAAATATGTCTAGCCACTGGAGCACGATGGAGCGAAGCTGAAAACCTAGAAGGCTCCCAAGTGTCGCCATATAGAATCACTTACAAAAATACAAAGAGTAAGAAAGTAAGAACCGTACCTATTTCGAAAGAATTATATGATGAAATTCCGAAAATTAGAGGCCGCTTATTCACACCATGTAGAAAGACTTTTGAACGGGTTATAGTAAAGGCGGGCATTGATTTACCAGATGGTCAATGCACCCATGTACTTCGCCATACCTTTGCCAGTCATTTCATGATGAACGGCGGTAACATTCTCGTTTTGAGGGAGATACTCGGTCATTCTGATATCAAAATGACTATGGTTTACGCCCATTTCGCACCAACACATTTAGAAGATGCCATAACAAAGAATCCTTTAAATATGATTTATTAGAGAAATAAAAATGAACATAACATTAAAGCTTTGTATTGTTTTGACCAACATCGCATTCATCTTACTTTATGTTTTCTATCTATTTAAAACAAATTCATTCAAAATGAATGCAGAACCTTTAACACACCAAAACCTATTTAAAGCAGCGTTAATAATACCAATTG